GTTGCTAACCCATTTGTTGTTCAGTCTAATGGTACACCTGATGCTGAGGCATTAACTCATGGCATTAACCAGTACTACAGAAGAGTTAGAGTAGCAAATCTAACATAATTGTGGAAAACACCCTAACAATGTTAGGAATTACTAACAGGGATCCTACGGGATCCCTTTTTTTATGATTAAATAGTAGTGTAGGTATACAGAAGGATATGAACGGCAGACTAGACAAGGTTGCTATGACCAACAGGCTCATGCAACTCAAAAGAGAACTGCATTATAAATGTGAAATTTCTGAAATGGGTAAATGGGAATGTATCGGTGCTAACAAATATCTAAATCGGGTGTTTGATGTGCTTGACGAATATTGGCAATGAACCAATCTTCTGTTATACTGTTGTTATGCTTATCACCAATAGCGGTGGTATTCGTGGTGATCAAACTTGCCATCTGGTTATCTGAAACAGCAAAATTTAGAGCTGAGACAGACAAACTAAAACGAATGCAGCATGGTCCTTACATCGTCTGGGATGATGAAGAGGATGAAGATGACAACTATTAAACCACTACTTTAAAACAATCATGGTATTATCTCAGTATGGTAGAGATTTAATCTCTCCAAAAAAACTAATAGTAAGAGAAAAACCCAAGAGTGAACCTACTCAAACTTTTACAAGAGAAGAGTGTGAGGAGATGATTGAGTTTGCTATTAATCAGCACAATAGAAATGCTGGTATGATTAGCATGGCACTAGGGTTTGCATTCATAGCTTTGTTTGCTGATGGACTGTTTAGAGTGCTAGGTTTGATACCACCATTTTTAGGTCTTGATGTAAGTGTTGTTCAAGATGTAGTAGATAAATTAAAAGATGAAGTGCTGAGACAGATGTGACACCAGCAGATAAGATATTACTATTAGTCATATTGATTTCAGTATTATCGTTGATGTTTCAAAGTTATGCTATACTAACTGGAAGATATGGTTATAAGAATGAAGTACGTGACAAAAAACGTGCGGAGATTATTCGTAAACAACTGGAAGAAATTATTCATGCGAATGGACGTTCTACAGAAGAGGATTAATCAATTGAAAATTGCAGAGACTATTGATGCGGTTGTACAAAAATACTATGCAGAAAAAGGATTGCCTGTACCTCTATGGAAAAGACACAAAGTTACATGGTGGGATGAGTATCTTATTAGTTTAGGAATGGATCCCAACAACCCATAAATACTAGAGTAGTCAGAATATAGACATGCCTGTAGGCGGAGCAGAATGGTATAAAGAACAACCTAGTAATAGGAACTTCTTAAATCCAATTGGATACCTCCTTAAACTGGAAAAGTTTGAAGGGGTAGATTTCTTTTGTCAAGGAGCAAACGTTCCTGACATTAATATGCCTAGTATTGATGTATCAAGTCCTTTCAGAAGTTTGCCTATTATACCTGGCGGTGGTGTTAGCTTTGGAGATTTTACTGTACGTTTTATTGTAGATGAAGATCTTAAAAACTATTACTCTATCCATAGTTGGATGCGTGATAATGGCAATGCAGATCAAATGGCAAGAAGCACACCAGAAAAAGATATCTATACAGACGGACAACTACACATAGTTACTAGTCAATACAACCCTGCATTTGTTGTAGAGTTTAGAGATTTATTCCCTGTATCACTGACAAATTTGCAATTTGATGCTACAATAAGTGATGTGGAGTATATAACTGCAGAGGTTACATTCAAACACCAGCAGTTCTTTATTCGTGATAAATCTATGCGACCTTTATGAATTTTGATTCGCTTCGTAATAAATTTGAAAAACTAAGAGAAGACTGGGCAGAAGATAGTCATGTAGATTTTCAATTTAAGAATAAACAATATAGTGCTGATCTAGGACAACTTGCATTAGACATCCCTTTCCAACACAATAAATACTTAAACCATTACACTGACATATCTCAAATAAAAACTTCTTTAGAATTTGAAATTCGTAAATTAGTAAAGGAAAAACGTGAGTATTATTCTGGTGAAGCTGATGCTAAAACGTATGCTGCTAAACCATTTGGATCTCATATAAAAACAACAGAAAAGATGAAGGTCTATCTAGAGTCTGATGATGAGATCATCAATCTAGAAGCAAAGATTAAGTATCTAGATCAAATGCTATATTTTCTAGATCAAGTTATGAAACAAATATCTAATAGAGGTTTTCAAGTTAAGAGTGCCATTGAGTGGGAAAAATTTGTTAATGGACAGTAATGACACATCTTACAGTAAAGAAAAAGAATGAAGTTTATATAACTATTCATTCTGATGAGGAGTACGTCCATAGAGAATTAGCGGACTACTTTACATTTGAAGTTCCAGAAGCAAAATTTTTAAAAAAGAATCCCAGATACAAATACTGGGATGGAACCATACGTCTATACTCCCCTGCTACAGGAGATTTGTATCATGGGTTGTTAGATCATCTACAGGTATGGGCAGCAGAGAAACAATATATTGTAGAGTATGAAAAGAATGATTGGTATGGAGATATAAGTCAGGACAATAAATTAATCTCATTACCAGCAGTAAAACAATACATGAAAAAAATCTCTAAGATAGAACCTAGAGATTATCAATACCATGCGGTGTATGAGGCAATAAAGAATAATCGTAAGCTACTTCTTTCTCCTACGGGATCTGGTAAATCCCTCATGATCTACTCCATAGTCAGATACTATACTGCCACCGCAAAGAAGATACTTATAGTCGTCCCAACTACATCCCTCGTTGAGCAGATGGTCAATGATTTTATTTCTTACGGGTGGAATGCTACTGCTCATGTTCATAAAATTTATAGTGGTAAAGATAAGAATACTGACAAACCTATTATAATATCAACTTGGCAATCTATCTACAAGTTTCCTAAAAGATACTTTGATGATATTGATTGCGTAATTGGTGATGAAGCACATCTCTTTAAGTCAAAGTCATTGACAGGTATCATGACTAAGTTACACAATGCCAAGTATAGGTTTGGTTTTACTGGTACTCTAGATGGGAGTAAGACTCACAAGTGGGTACTAGAAGGTTTGTTTGGCAAGTGTGAACAAGTAACTAAAACAGATGATCTAATCAAGGAAGGTTACCTTTCTAATTTTAGGATAAAAATTCTACTTTGTAAACATGCTCCGCAATATTTTGAATCATATCAAGATGAAATAGAATATCTTGTAGAGCATAAAGGTAGAAATAACCTCATAAAGAATCTAGTCAAGGACCTAGATGGTAACACCCTAGTACTATTTAACTATGTAGAAAAGCATGGTACACCATTATACGAATTGATAAATAATAATGTAGAATCCTCACGTAAAGTATTTTTTGTACACGGAGGAACTGACGTAGAAGATAGGGAAGAAGTACGCAATCTAACAGAGACGGAATCTAATGCAATCATCGTTGCCTCTTACGGCACCTTCTCAACTGGAATTAACATTAAGCGTCTTCACAACATCGTGTTCGCTTCACCATCAAAGTCCAGAATTAGAAATCTACAATCAATCGGTAGAGTTCTTAGGAAAGGAGAAGGTAAGGACATAGCAACGTTGTATGACATTGCAGATGACATTGGTGGACAGAACTATACGCTAAAGCATTTGAATGAAAGGGTAAACATATACAACAATGAAAACTTTAAGTATGAAGTTATAAGAGTAAACCTTAGAGCAAACTAATATGAAAGACGAAGAATTTTATTCAACAATAAAAATCGTAACTGGTGAAGAGATAGTAGCAAAGGTTATCTATCTTGAAGATGAAGATAAGGTTATGTTAGAAGATCCTCTTCTTGTAGAAATGCAGAGGTCAAGAAAAGGTGCATTGGAAATTGCTGGTTTTTCATTTAAGGAATGGATGTCGGCGACGTTTGAGGATATGTTTGTTTTGAATCGAGAACATATTGTAACAATGTCTGAGATAGATCCTACTATTAAAGAATTTTATATAAAAACATTAGAGAGAATGAAGAGTGGTCAAACTTTAGGAAACACCGCAGATAAATTACCTAGAAAGTCAGGTTATATCGGGTCAGTCTCTAAAATGAAACAGTCTCTAGAGGATATTTTTAAAAAGAGCTAGACTCATCCTTGAACCCGCTACACGGTTAGTGTACTGGTTATCTAACAGTTTGTCAAGTACCTTTACAAAACTCCTTTCATTTGCTATACTAAAGACATCATTCAACGCAGTAATGAAAAGAAAAAAAACTGAGTACTATGTAAATAACAAAGAATTTCTCGCTGCGATAACAGCCTATCGTGAGCAAGTTCACGCTGCCGAGGAAGCTGGAGAAGCACGTCCTAGAGTAAATAATTATATAGGATCTTGTTTTTTAAAAATCGCAACACACCTGTCATACAAACCAAACTTCGTAAACTATATGTTTAGAGAAGATATGATTTGTGATGGTATTGAAAACTGTTTACAGTATATTGATAACTTTAATCCAGAAAAATCAAAGAATCCTTTTGCTTATTTCACACAGATTATATACTATGCGTTTCTAAGACGTATACAAAAGGAAAAGAAACAATTAGAAATCAAAGGAAAGATACTAGAAAGGTCTGGATTTGATGAGGTAATGCACACAGACCGATATACTGGTAACATGTCAGGTATGAATGCTTCTTATTCTGACATGGGTAGCATCAAAGAAAACATAGAAACCAAAATGAATCGCTAATGCCTAACGACTTATATGATGATATGCGTAGATTAAACGCATTGTATGAAGAACTTATGTGGAGTAACGATGATGAGTTACAATTTATCATTGAAAACGGACGCATCGTTATTTTAAATAAAACACATGAAGAGTATATTAAGAAGACACACTAGAGAAGTTGAAAGAATGAATCGCTTTGAACGTAGACTTGCTGTTACAAGAAGACTCAGAGAGATGTTTCCAGATTATACTGGAGTATATAAGTTCACTGAATACCAGTTTATTGATTATGAAAGAATTTGATTATGATCTCGATTATAAAAGACTTGACTTTACAGACGAGGAGACTCGTAAACTATATCGTATTGGAAGAGGGGAGCAAGGGGTTCTACTGGTTCGCCCTTATACTAACGATATCTGTGCTCATTGGAGATTTAAGACTCCAAAGATTGCAATGATGTCTGCACAT